CACACTGATGATATCAGTGATGATGTGTACAATGCCGCCTACGACTTGACGACTTCACTCCCTTCTGCTCACTTGCTTGAGTGGGAGGAGAATGAGGTTGATCGAGAGAGGTGGATGGCCAAATTTGACCCGCACAAGCGGGCACGCATGGAGGATGCATATCACGAGATTACTAATACATCTCTGAAGGACATCGGTCTTAAAGATCTGTCAGTTAAGCATGAAACCCTCATCAAGAGGAACGACCCTTCTTGGGCGCCCAGAGTCATTTACGCTGGGACTGACGTCTTCAATGCTGTCACTGGCCCCGCGGCCATGGTGGCAATGGAGCGTTTCAATTCCATGATGGCTTTGGGTCCCATAGAAGGGGTCGAAACCATGACCGCTTACAAGCAAACAGATGTCACTCTCGCCTCTTTCGTTAGTTCTGACGCTAGCCTGCCGCACATCGTAGAAGGAGACTATTCTTCAAACGACAAAGAGCAACGCGGCCGTGTCATGCTTCTGTTCAACCGCTTTTTGATGCAGGCTAAGATGCCTGTTTGGCTCATGGCCCTGCTCAAAGGCATTAACAAGTTCAAAGTGCGTTCAAGACACTTTGGCCTTTCTGCCACGCTTGAAAATCAACTTCCCACCGGCACAACTTTTACCACCGTTCGCAATTCGTACTACAATTGGGTTATGTTCACTACGGCCATGAAGTCACAAAAGGTCAGCGCTCGCGCGTTGATACTTGGTGACGACCTTTTGGCTTCCGTCAGCAAACCAGTTGATTTGCGTTTGTGGGTGGAACATGTCGGTCGTTTCAAGATGAAGTTGAAAGCCAAAGCCCCTTTGTTTTGGGGCGACGCTACTTTTCTTTCCCGCCGCCTTGTTTGCGATCGAGAGCACCCTTGCATGGTGCCGCTCATTGGCAAGGCGGTTTGTCGTTTTAACGCTCGAGCACTTTACACCGAGGACAAGACTCATTCACAGTATATGTCCGGCAAATCTTTGTCTTACGCTTACGAGTTTAGGCATGTCCCTTTTCTTAGGGATTTCTTTCTTCAGCGCCACGTGATGGAAGATTCAAGTAGGTTGTCTCTCGATGACCTCACTTGGCATGCCAAGACTTCCGGCATAGATTTGTCTAACATAGTCAAGACCATAAAGAGTGAGACTGTTGTCCTTAGTGACGAAGAGTTCAGGGATTGGGCCATGGAGGTGTACGACCTCGGCCTTGTTGATCTTGAAGAAGTTTTCGAACTGGTAATTCTTTCCGATGAACCCATACTTGTTGAGCACCCGTCAGTGTCTTTTCTCGCAAGAGATTGGGCCTAAGGCGCTCTAACTATTGGTGCTG